GCATTAAGAGTTGTAAGACCAACATCAGCTATAGTAAATGCTGCTGTAAGTGGTACAAAAGTACTCGTTAAAAATGATGACCATTATCAAGAAAACTATTCAGGTGGTGAAGGCAATGTTGGCGAATGGGCTGCGAGAACTCCTGGAACATGGGGTAACTCACTAGGTGTTTCAATTTGTCCAAGTGCAACTGCATTTGAAGAAAACATAGGTTCATCTAACTTGACAGTTGGTGAAGATGCTGTTGGCGCAACATCAATTCTTGTTGACGATGGTACTGCATTTAATGTAGGCGATTTAATATCATTCTCAACTGCTGACGCATCAAGTACTGCAACTAACTTTGCTCACATTAGTGGAGATGAAGGTAATGAATATGAAATTACTGCAATTTCCACACATACTTTAACAGTTAGATTAGATGGTGACGCAAATGGTGGTGGTGTAAAAGCCATTGTTCCAGATAATACATTTATTCGTAGACGTTGGAGATGGTATGATTTATTCGCTACTGCTCCAGGCACATCTGCATGGTCAACCGAAAATGGTCGTGGTTCAAATGATGAACTACACGTAGTCGTATATGACACAACTGGTGATATTACTGGAAATGATGTTGACGTTGCTGGTCAAAGAGCAGCTTCAGTTATTGAAACTTATTCAGGGTTATCAAAAAACTCAGCTGCAAAAACAGCACAGGGTGGTACTAATTACTATCCAGATGTTATTTTTACACAATCACAATTTGTTTACTGGATGGACCACAATTCAAGTGGCTCAAACTGGGGTACAGATACAACTACAACATATACTGCTGTAAACTCACCAACTTTAAACTCACTTACAGGTGGTACTGATGATTATTCAGTAACAATCGGCGAACACACAATCGCTTACGATAGATTTAAAGATGCTGAAACAGTAGATGTTAATTTAATTTTAGGTGGAAAGACACCAGATGATGCAACAAATGGTGATACATATGGTACAATGTTAATCGACCTTTGTGAATCAAGGAAAGATTGTATTTGTTTCATCTCGCCTGCAAGAGCAGACGTAGTAAACGTATCAACTGCATTAACACAAACTGATAATGTTAAAACATATTTTGACACATTACCATCTTCATCTTACGCAGTATTTGATAGTGGTTACAAATATATGTACGACAAATACAATGATGTTTATAGACATGTTCCATTAAATGGAGATGTTGCTGGAACTTGTGCAAACACAGATATAGTGACTGACCCTTGGTTCTCACCTGCTGGATTCAACAGGGGACAAATCAGAGGTGCAGTAAAACTTGCATACGACCCAAAACAAGCACATAGAGATACTCTTTATAAAGCAAGAATCAATCCAGTAGTTAATTTTTCTGGACAAGGTGTGCATTTATTTGGAGATAAAACTGCATTAACAAAACCAAGTGCATTTGATAGAATCAACGTAAGAAGATTGTTTATCGTTCTTGAAAAAGCAATTGCAACTGCTTCTAAGTTCCAACTCTTTGAATTCAATGATGAATTTACAAGAGCACAATTTAGAAATTTAGTTGAACCATTTTTAAGAGACGTACAAGGTAGACGAGGAATTACAGACTTTAGTGTAGTTTGTGATGCGTCAAATAATACAGGAGAAGTTATTGACAGAAATGAGTTTATTGCCGATATATACATTAAACCAGCAAGGTCAATTAACTTCATCACACTAAATTTCATAGCAACAAGGACTGGTGTCGCATTTAGCGAAGTCGGTGGTTAATAGGAGAGAACAATGGCAACATTAGACGAATTTAAAGCTCAGTTAATCGGCGGCGGTGCTAGACCTAACCAGTTTAGAGTTACACTAACGCCACCATCTGGGATTGTAATAGGATTAGATGTAAGAAGAACATCTTTTCTTATTAAAGCAACCAACTTACCAACACAAAATATAGGTGAGATACCTGTACCATTTAGAGGTAGAACACTTTATATGGCAGGTGATAGAGCAGAATTTGATGCATGGTCAACAACTATTATCAATGATACTGACTTTATGGTAAGAAATGCAATAGAAAGATGGATGAATGGTATCAATGACCTAGAAAATAATACTGGTGTTATTGATGTAGCTGATTATCAAACAGATGCAACTGTAGAACAACTTGATAGAGATGATACTGTGTTAAAAACATACATCTTTAGAGGACTATGGCCACAAACTTTAGGTGCAATAGAATTAAGTCATGATTCTGCAAATACATTAGAAGAATTTGAATGTACATGGAGATATCAACACTTTGTAGCATCTGGAGTAAACTTCTAATTTAGTCTTACTAAATAATAACAGTAAGAAAAATAGAAGGCAGGTAATATACAATGGCAGAACTTTTTGGGTTCAAAATTACCAGAGCTAAAGAAGAAGAAGGCAGTCGTGACGGATTCACGGCTCCCTCTTCTGATGATGGGGCGATTGAAGTCTCTGGCGCTGGACATTTTGCATCAGTATTAGACTTAGAAGGCAAAACTAAATCAGACGATGATTTAATTCGTAAATATCGTGATATCGCACAACAATCAGAGTGTGATATGGCAGTAGAAGATATTGTTAACGAAGCAATCGTCGCCGATGAAGCAGACCAATCAGTAGCACTTATTTTGGAATATGTTCCTGTTCCAGAAAATATCAAAGTAAAAATAAGAGAAGAATTTGATAAAATTTTAAGTCTTTTGTATTTTCAAAATAAAGGACATGACATTTTTAGAAGATGGTATGTTGATGGACGACTTTATTATCATATGATAATAGATAAATCTAATCCAAAATTAGGTATCAAAGAAGTAAGATATATCGACCCACGCAAAATTAAAAAAGTAAGACAAGTAAATAGAGAAAAAGATAATAAGACTGGAGTCGACCATGTAAAAAATGTAGATGAGTTTTATGTATATAATGAAAAAGGATTACAACAAGGTGTTGGTTCAACTGGTGTTCAAATTGCTGCTGATTCAATTGCATATTGTACATCTGGACTAGTAGACCAAAACTCTAATAGAGTACTTTCACACCTACATAAAGCAATTAAACCTGTCAATCAATTAAGAATGATTGAGGATGCTTTGGTTATTTACAGAATATCAAGAGCACCAGAAAGAAGAATTTTTAGAATTGATGTAGGGAACTTACCTAAAGTAAAAGCAGAACAATATCTTCGTGATGTAATGAATCGTTACAGAAATAAACTTGTATATGATGCTAGCAGTGGTGAGATTCGTGATGGTAGAAACCATCTGTCAATGTTAGAAGATTTCTGGTTACCAATCAGAGAAGGTGGTAGAGGAACAGATGTTCAAACTTTACCCGGTGGACAAAATCTTGGGGAAATTGAAGATATTAAATATTTCCAAAAAAGATTGTATCGTTCATTAAATGTTCCAGTTTCAAGACTTACTGAAGAATCGCCGGGAACAGTAGTTGGTGCTGGTAGGTCAAGTGAAGTAACAAGAGATGAATTAAAATTTACAAAATTTGTCCAAAGATTAAGAAAGAAATTTACAGGGTTGTTCCTTGAAATGTTAAGAACACAATTAATATTAAAGGGAATAATTAATGATGAAGATTGGCAATTAATGAAAGAACGTGTCAACTTTAATTTCATAAAAGATGGACATTTCTCAGAATTAAAAGATGCAGAATTATTACAAAATAGAATAGATACTCTTGATAGAATGCAATCATATATCGGAACATTTTATAGTAAAACTTATGTACAAAAATATGTTTTACGAATGAGTGATACTGATATAGCAAGAATGAAAGATGAAATTAAACAAGAAAGTGGCGAAGGCGACCTTAATGTGCCAGATGGTAGTGATGGTGTTACAAGATATCCAACTCTGCCTCCAGGTTCTACTCAGATTGATATGACAAAAACTGATGACGATGATGAAGAGGAAAATGGAGATACGCAACAACCACCACAAGATGAACCAGAAAATGAAGGAGAATTATAATGAGTGAAGAAGTTCAAAAAATAGTTGATTCTGTTAGAACAGGGAACAACATAGAAGCACAAAAAAACTTTAAAGATGCAATGACAGCAAAAGTTGGAGACGCACTTGAAGTTCGTAGACAGGAAGTTTCAAGTACTATAGTTAAAACAATTGTTCCTGAAGATAGTGTGGATGATAACGTAAATGAAGAATAAAAACTTCGAAGTTTTTATTTCTCAGATATCTGAGAAAGATGAACATAAAAAAACTAAAGGATATAAAAAGCTTTCTCCAAAAATGAAGAATGCTGTGGATAATATTATGAAAAAAATGAACGATAAACCACAAAATTTCCTAAATAGTTTTGATAAGAGTATAAAAGATACTGCAACAAAATTTAAAGTAACAAAAAACGAACTTATGGATTATTTTGAAAAAGAATTATTTGCAGTAATGTAAGGATAAAAAAAAATGGCAGTAACAAATCAAACATTAATCGATACAAGTTTTAAAACTGTTATCAAAACAGTAAGCGATAACGCAGCGAATAGTGCAGTAAGCATTTTAGATGCCTCTGCAATAAGTCTTGCAGATAGCAATCCTAGAGTATCTATTGCAAAAATATGGTACTCTATTGAAGCTGCAAGTGGTGGTGTTGAACTTTTATGGGACGCATCATCAAATATTCAATGCGTGATTTTAGCAGGAAATGGTACTTATGGTTATACTTCTGGACAACCAGCATTAGTTAATAACGCTGGTAGTGGAATTACTGGAGATGTTTTAGTTACAAATGCAACTGGTACATTTACTTTAATTACAGAATTTCACAAAGTATCTGGTTATACTAATACCATATAAGAGGGATAATTAAATGGGATTAAAACTAATATCAGAAAATTTAGAAGAAGTACAATACATTACTGAAGAAAATGAAAAAGGTGAGAAAGAATATAAAATAAAAGGTATATTCATGCAAGCTGATGTTAAAAATCGGAATGGTAGAGTATATCCATTTGATATTCTAAAGAAGGAAGTTTCTAATTATAATAAGAACTTCACAAAAGAAAAAAGAGCATTCGGTGAATTAGGACACCCAGACGGTCCGACTGTAAATCTTGAAAGAGTTTCACATATGATTACAGATTTGTATCCAGATGGTAAGAACTTCATAGGAGAAGCGAAAATCATGGATACACCAATGGGTAAAATTGTCAAGTCGTTGATGGATGAAGGTGCTAAACTTGGAGTATCTAGTCGTGGACTGGGTTCTCTACAACAAAAAAACGGTGCATCATACGTTAAGGATGATTTTTACCTTGCAACTGCTGCTGATATCGTTGCCGACCCATCTGCTCCAAATGCTTTCGTAGAAGGCATTATGGAAGGAAAAGAGTGGATTTGGGATAACGGTATATTACAAGAAGCAGAAATTGCACAACATAAATTGGAAATTGAGAAAGGAATTCGTTCAAGAAACGCAAACATCAAAGCATTGGAGTTTGCAAAGTTTCTCAAAAAACTTTAATTTATAAATATTAATATAAAAAAAACAGGAAAAAGGAGATTTCCAAATGGCTGAAATAGAAAAATCAATTGAGGAACTTGAACAAGAAGTAATGGCTGAACTACAAGCCGCTGATGCTTCTGATTCTGCAGTTAATGACATTCACGAAGAAGAAGTAATTGCTGAGAAAAAAGCTCCGAAAAATGAAACAAAAGAAGTAGAGGACCTAGGTCCTGCTGTTACATCTCCAACTGACGCTAAATCTGCATCTGCAAAATCTGGTGAAAAAACAAAACAAACAAGTACAGCACAAACAAAAGGTGCTGCACCTGCTGATAAACCAGAAGTATTAAAAGCAGCAGATATGTTAAAAGCTATATCTGATAAATTAAGTAAAGCAGATGAAAAGAAGTTAGTAGCGATGTACAATAATATCGTCAAAGAAGCAATGGATAATGATGAAGATGACGAAGATGACGATACTAAAAAAGAACTTGCAAAAGCTAAAAAAGAAGCAACGGAAAAAAGAATTAAGGAAATCAAAGTCAAAGAAGACGTTGATGCCCTAATATCTGGAGAAAACGAACTTTCAGATGAATTCAAAGACAAAGCTTCTACAATTTTTGAAGCTGCTGTAAAATCAAAAGTCAGAACAGAAATTGAAAGACTAGAAGATGAATACTCTAAGGAACTTACTGAACAATCTGATAAAGCAAAAGATGAGCTCGTTGAAAAAGTAGATTCTTATCTTGACTATGTAGTTCAAGAATGGATGAAAGAAAACGAACTTGCAATTGAAAGAGGATTAAAAGGTGAGATTTCAGAAGACTTTATTGCTGGTCTAAAACAATTATTCGAAGACCATTATATAGATGTTCCTGACGAAAAATACGATGTGTTAGAAGCTCAATCCAAGAAAATTGAAGAACTTGAAGAACAACTCAATTCACAAATTGAGAAGGACAAAGAACTTCATTCAGAAATTGGCGAACTGACAAAAGATTCTATCATAAAAGATGTATCTGACGATTTAGTCGATACAGAGGTAGAAAAGTTCAAAGGTCTTGTTGAAGATGTTGATTACTCAGATGCTGAAAGTTATAAATCAAAACTTGAAACATTAAAAGAATCATATTTTCCAAAAAGAACTGAAGAACAAAGCACAAATGAAATATCAGATGACGAACCCGTTAATGAGGTAGAAACATCTGGTAAGATGGCTGAGTATATGTCTGCTATCAGTAAAACTCATGAACGTGCAAAATAATAATAAAGTAAGTGAAATATATTGATGGAAGTAGAGACATATACTAAAATAAAGTAAAATTTAAAAAGGAGAAACGAAAAATGTTTCAATCAAACAATTTACAAGAAAAGTGGCAGCCAGTCCTTGAACATCCAGATTTGGGTGTAATCAATGACCCTTATAGACGTGCTGTTACTACTGTTATTCTCGAAAACCAAGAAAAAGCGTTAAGAGAAGATAGAAGCTTTTTAAACGAAGCTGCGCCAGCTAACTCAACTGGTACTAACGTAGATAATTGGGAGCCAATCCTAATTTCATTAGTTAGACGTGCTATGCCTAACTTGATTGCATATGACATTTGTGGTGTGCAACCAATGACAGGCCCTACTGGTCTTATTTTCGCAATGAGAAGTAGGTCAGTATCACAAACTGGTGCTGAAGCGTTAGTTGACGAAGCTGATTCTGGTTTGTCAAACGATGACGCTGCTGGTGATTTAACATCATCTGCTGCTACTGGAAGCAACCCTGCAACTCTAAACGATTCACCATCTGCTGGTACATACTTAGCACCAGGCGGTATGACTACTGCACAAGGTGAAGCATTAGGAGATGCAGCTGCAAATGCTTTCGCAGAAATGGCTTTCTCAATTGAGAAACAAACTGTTACTGCTAAATCCAGAGCATTAAAAGCTGAATATTCTATGGAACTCGCACAAGACCTTAAAGCAATTCATGGTCTTGACGCTGAAACTGAGCTTGCAAACATTCTCTCTGCAGAAATACTTGCAGAAATAAACAGAGAAGTTGTAAGAACAATTTACATTGTTGCTAAGAAAGGTGCCCAAGTTAACACTACTACTGCTGGTATCTTTGATTTAGACACAGACTCTAATGGTAGATGGTCAGTTGAAAAATTCAAAGGACTATTATTCGCTATCGAAAGAGATGCCAACGCTGTTGGTCAACAAACAAGGAGAGGAAAAGGAAACATAATTATTTGTTCTGCTGATGTTGCATCTGCACTACAAATGGCAGGTGTCCTTGATTACACTCCAGCATTAAACTCTAATCTTAATGTTGATGATACTGCAAACACATTTGCTGGTACATTAAACGGAAGATATAAAGTTTATGTTGACCCATATGCTGCAAACGTATCTGCTTCACAATACTATGTGGTAGGTTACAGAGGTAGTTCACCTTACGATGCTGGTATCTTCTATTGTCCATACGTACCACTACAAATGGTAAGAGCAGTTGGAGAAGATACTTTCCAACCAAAAATTGGATTCAAAACAAGATATGGTATCACAGGTAACCCATATGCTTCAGGTGTACTTGCATCTGGAACTGCTGCTGGTGATGTCGGCGCATTAGACGCAAACGATAATGTTTATTATCGTAGAGTCAAAGTAACAAATTTAATGTAACTAACCTTATGTATTACATTAGTTTGTTCCTTGCAACTTACGCAAGTAAACGAAACTGCAAGAGAGGGAACTTTAGTTCCCTTTTTTGTTACCACTAAATACATAAGATAAATAATATTATAAATAGTTATATGAAAGAAAAGCACAAACATCATATCATTCCACGACACGCAGGTGGAACTGATAACCCAGAGAACATTGTTGAACTAACAATAGAAGAACATGCAGAAGCACACAGAAAACTATATGAAGAACATGGTAGATGGCAAGATGAGTTAGCATGGAAA